GGAACAACACCCCTTGTCGTACGCTTTCGTTAGGGTTGGTGAAGATAACGATGACGTGGTACATGAGTGTGGTGGTGAGAAGGGTTACCATTTAATTCGACCTGTAACGTACATTGATGGTGGTGACGAAATACGGGGTAGCATTGAAACCTGAAAATCGTGGAACCACAAAAATTTAATTTAAACTATGGAGAAAAACTATGAAACAAATAGTAATAAAAAACTTACGGCTTGATGTGATAGCAACCTATGACACATTCGAGCAAGAGTGGTTTAGTTGTGCGGTAAAGGCTACTGCATTACAAAACGAGAAGACCTTAATTGAGTATGTAAAAGAGCAATTAGAACACCCTGAAGACTTAGTGAAGTTATCACTTTGTTGGGAATACAAGGGGGATTCTGATAGTGAGCAAAAACAAATCATGGACATACCTGTGATTAAAGAGAGCATTAGTAAAAATGCGAAGTATTTTTTTGAACCTGAGTTAGAGAGGATTGATTATGTCAAACATTAACTTTGAACTACAAAAACCTGACCACATTGTGTCGCTAGCTACGTCTAGTGTACTCGTGTCGGTTGATGTCAACGTTTGGACTGCGACTAAGCAAGACAAACAAATATCTGATGAGGTTACGACTATGAAAAAAGCTGAGATTGGTACGGGTAAATTTACCAAGTATCTATTCAGTGGCAATCCGAAACACCATAGAATCGTAAAGCTACGTCAGTTGATTTACAAATGGTTGAAGACTAACACATACCGATGGAATCAATCGCAAGACTTATTACCTACGATTGACCTAGCGAAATTCAAACAAGAGTTTCATGAGTATGAGAGTGAGTTTAAAACTGCCGTGGAAGACTTCCTTGTGAACTACCAGAACCTAGTGTCTGACATGAAGTTCAAGCAAGGTGATATGTTTGATGCGAATGATTATCCTGATGTCGAAACGTTACGACATAAATTCAGTATACAGTTGTATGTATCTGAAGTACCTAGTCATGACTTTAGATGTCAAGTATCACAGGATATTGCTGAAGACTTGAAGAACCAATATCAAGACCAAGCCAATTCCATCGTGAACAATGTCGTATCTGAGCAAGTCTCTCGTATCACTGATGTGATGGAAAGTATTTCACACTGTTGTGGGACGATTGAAGGTACAGATAAAGATGGTAATCCAACCTACAAAAAACGTGCGATATACGATACAACAGTTAGTCGTGCGAAAGCATTGGTTAATACCATTAAGAACTTCAAGCCGATTGAATCTGAGCAGTCAGTCAAATTGCAGGAAGCATCGGCACGTTTGGAACAAGCATTGACTGGAGTTTCAACCGAGTTACTTCGTGATAGTGACGCAGTGAGGAACAAAGTCAAAACTGAGTTGGACGATATTCTATCTAAATTTAATTAAGGAGAAAAACTATGAACGTTACAATTGATGAACTACGTAAACTGATTCCTACCATTGGAGAAAGTTTAACACCAATCATACAGAGTGAGCCGGGTTGTGGTAAGACTAGCTTGTTGAGTATGATTAAGGAAGACCTTGGCGACAAGTATGACTACATCTATGTCGATTGTCCTGTGAAAGATATGTCTGATATTGCGATGACTATCCCTAACCATGACACTAAGACACTGGAAAACTATGTTGGTTCATTGTTTAAACTTGACAGTGATAAACCTAAAGTCATACTGCTCGACGAGTTTATGAAGTCACCTAAACTTCTACAAGTGTTATTCACTAGATTGATGCTTGAGAGAATGGTTGGTGATACACCACTACCTGAGGGAAGTATTGTGTTCGGTACTTCAAACAATCAATCAGACGGAGTTGGTGACACTATGTTGGCTCATGCTGGGAACAGAGTTTGTATCTTGCAGATGGAAAAACCTGATGTGAATACATGGTTGGCATGGGCTACTAACAATGGCATTAGTGCATTGATTCGTGCCTTTGTGCATACTTTCCCACGATGTCTTGCGAGTTACCTTGATGAGAACCAAGATGACAATCCGTATATCTTCAATCCGAAGAAACCACAGTTGTCGTTTGTCAGTCCTCGCTCTCTCGCTAAGTCCAGTGTGATTGTTGAGAACCGTGACGCTCTTGGTGAAAATGCTACCATGGCAGCCCTGAGTGGTACGATTGGTAAGAGTGCAAGTGCAGACCTGAGTGCGTTCTTGAGGCTTGAGAAAGAACTACCGACGTTTAACACCATTATTGAAAGTCCTGAGACTGCTCAGATACCTGACAACATCTCAGCACAGTTGATGATTATGTTCCAAGCCGTCGACAAGATTGATACTCAAGCGACACTAACAAGTTTTATGAAGTATCTCAAACGTCTAGCAAGTGAAGAGATGCAGGCTGTATTTTATACTACGGTGTGTAAGCACAAGACAGCCGTAAAAGTCGCTCGGTCAAATCCTGAGATTGCACAGTGGTGTAAACTAAACCATGAACTATTTTGAGGAGTAAACTATGACACCTGAAATGAGACTGAAGAAGGCTCATGTACGTCTGATGAATCACCCTGAAACTGCGTTGTATTCAGGTATTATTCTAATGGGACAGTCTACTGTTGTGGACAATTGCCCCACTGCGTACACTGATGGCTTCAATAAACGCTATGGTAGAAAGTTTATCGAGACGCTAACGGACGAGGAGTTACGGGCCTTAGTGTTACATGAAAATCTACACGTTGCGTTAAACCATGCAAACAGATTCAAGCGTGAGTTTCGTAAGAACCCACAGTTGATGAACATCTGTGCTGACTATGTGGTTAATGACGTTATTGTGCATCTTGAGGATAAGAGCCTATGCAAACTACCTGAAGGTGGACTGTATGAAGAGAAGTATCACAATTGGTCAGTCAATGAGATACTTAGAGACCTCAAGCAACAGATGTCGAAACCTAACGACACGACCGACGGTGGAACTGGCGACGGTACGCAAGGTGATGACGAAAGTGTGGTGCCACAAAATTCACAAAGTTTGCTTGATAGTTTAAAACCTCTAGACGAGCATGACTTTAACGGCGACTCTCCAGACGGTGTAAGTTCTCAAGAAGAGATGACACAAGCTATTGAGAACGCACTGAAGGAAGGTGGCATTATCGCTAGTAGACTTGGAGTAAAACAACCGAGAGCAATTGCTGAGTTGTTTGAACCTAAGATTGATTGGCGACAAGCCTTGAGAGAATTTGTACAATCATCGGTTCGTGGCAGTGACGAGTACACATGGCGTAAGTTTAACAAACGCATGATGGCAAACGACCTGTACCTACCAACCACTGAGAATGAATCAATGGGTGAGTTAGTTGTAGCTATTGATACATCAGGCTCGATTGGACAAAATGAACTGACGGAGTTTGCGACTGAGTTGGTAGCCATTTGCGACACAGTAACACCTGAACGTATTCGAGTTGTGTGGTGGGACTATGACGTACACGGTGAGCAACGATTCAATCCTGAAGACTACGGCAGTATAAAGTCTCTACTCAAACCTCAAGGTGGGGGTGGTACACGGGTGAGTTGTGTAAGTGAGTACATCAAAAAAGAGCAAGTAGATGTAGAAGCTATTGTTGTGTTCACTGACGGCTACACTGAATCTGACATCGAGTGGAACATATCGACACCGTCGTTGTTCATGGTGACAGAAAACAAAAACTTTACGGCCCCACCCGGCAGCACAATAGTGTTTTATGATAATTAATTTTTTACTATGGAGAAAAACTATGACTGATACATATATGGTATGGATAACACAATTTTGTAAACCTGTAACTGTACACGCTGACACGAAAGAACAAGCTATTAAAAAGGTACAAGAAGATACGGCATGGGAAGTTGTGACGGCAGAATTTGAAGCGGAGAAACTATCATGATTGATTATGAACTATCTATTAAGTTACCTATCATCGTGAGACATTGGGACGATGAAACGTTAATAAGAGAAGAACCAATCACGATAGAAAGTGAAGTTATTCAAGACGACACTTTGCAAATGATATTCCGTGATATTGACCAACATTTGTCGAAGCGTTTCGACAGAAAGGAAGTGAAATGAATAACGTCCGAGGACATAAAATAGTTATAGAAAGAGAATACACATACTACTTCACATTGTTATTTTGGTTTGTGATTGGTGTGATAGTAGGATTTTCAGGATACAGGGTTTATGATGTGTATCTAAGTTATGTATACGGTGAGCCAATACAGTATTTATGTAAACGCAATAAAGTCTATGAGCAAGTTGAACCACACAGCTTTATTTATGTAAAGACTGATAAAGAATGTTTAGATGAAAGAGAGGAAAGCTAAATGCAAACAAGTTACATTGAAGAATCTATGTGGAGCCCGGAGCTGGCACAACGTTTGGCTCAGAGTGAAGTTTATCCACTGGCACAAGAGTTGACACATGTGTTTGAGATGAAAGTGGTAGGATATATACCTGTGACTTACACTACCTTTAACCGAAAGCGACACTATGATTTTAACAGTTCACACCAAGAAGAAACGCTTGATGGTTTCATTGTAGGTTACGAGGGTATGCCACAGTGTATTATCTACTTTGATGACAAAGGTTTCAATTGTCATATGCACTATGAAATCAAAAACCGAGGTTACAATGATTGGGATAGACACACAGTGGCAAGTCACAAACTATCACAAGTCATGAAGACTTTGATACGGAAAGGCTTTGATCCGTCGGATAAATACTATGACGACATGCGACCGAATCCTAATGTAAACTTACCCGTATTTAAATATGGTGATATGGTTGATCGTTATGGTGAGTTTCAAACAACGGTATCTGCTAAAAAGCATACACTGACTAACCATAAGAATCAGTTGACAAGTAACTATCATGGTGGTTTAAAAGCTATCGAGGCTCTTGTCCGTAAACACTACGGTGATGGTAAAGCTATGTCTCATGAATCTGAACTTTTTTTGAAAGACCATGTTGACAAATATAATGAACTGTTACATGATTATGAAACGGCTAAAGAAAATGCTATATCTGAAATCGGCGAGGAGTTTACTGCTATTGGTACAAGTACATTGTTTGATGGTATCTTTGTTTTAGATTGTAAACTTGTAATCGATGATGAAAAAGCGATTGAATACAATCAAAAAGTTGTTAAGTTTGTCGGTTCAAGCGTCTACAAAAGCATTGAAGAGTTACCATTTCATGATGATATAGTTCATATCCTGACAATGGCTAAACTAGCTGATGCCGATAGGAATGACGTTGCCTTAGATTATTTTCGAAAGCAAGCGTCTGAATGGAATCCTGATTTAGGTCTGTATTACACTGACCAAACACACAACAGGAATCCGTTTAAATACATGTGGATTAAGTTACCGTATAACAGAAAGGCAGTGCTTGATAAAGAAAGTTAGTTTATCCCCCGTACCAATCTTACCTCCTGAGGACGAGACGCTTTACATGGTGCTTTGCGAAGTGAACTATGTCGAAACGTCTCGACACTCCTCATATAAATTCTATACTGATAGCAATACACTAAGACGCTATACAGACCCAGTATTACCTAATTTTCTCCGTGTAAAGTTTAGTATGATAAAAGCTGCCGACGTGCGGGAAGAGTTCTTAGGTTTAAGAACAACACACGCAGCCATGATAGATTTTGCTGAAGCTGACTGTTATAGATGGCGAGAAGCTACAAAAAATAATCCTGAATTTAAATACATCGGTTGGCAAATTAGTGATACACTATTTGTTATTGTATGTGATAAAGATGAGTTAGCACAGTTGAGAGGATACAATGACACCAGAGAAAAAAGTAAAAGAAAAAGTAAAGAAGAAACTTAAAGAATTAAAATGCTACTACTGCATGCCTGCAACAGGGGGCTATGGCGCAAGTGGTGTTCCTGATATTATCGCTTGTTATAAAGGCACTTTTATTGGCATTGAGTGCAAAGCAAACGGTAACAAACCTACCGAACTTCAACAAAAACATCTACGAGATATTTCAATCAGTGGTGGAAAATCATTAGTTATTGACGAAACAAATGTTGATGTGCTACAGTTTTTTATCACAGGGCAACAAATTATTAATAATGAAAAATGATAACGTAAATAGACCGAAACATTATACTCAAGGAAAAGTTGAGTGTATTGACGCAATTGAATCTGCAACGATGGGTTTAGTTGGGATAGTTGCCGTTTGCGTGGCTAACGTAATTAAGTATGTATGGAGGTTTGCTTTAAAAAATGGCGTGGAAGATTTAGATAAAGCAGATTACTACCTACAAAAACTACGAAAGAAAGTGAGAGAAAAATGAGTGCTGATTTATTTAAACGAGTTAAAAGTTTATTGCAAGACCACATACATATTCTCAATCAACACCGACTAGGCGATTCTCATGTAGAAGACGCTCAAGCCATCATTGATGAGATTACC